GTTGAGATGCCGGGCATTTTTTTGTAGGCGTAGCTTAAGGCAAAGCAGCGGTCTCCAAAACCGCGAGATGAAGGTGCAAGCCCTTCCGCCTGTGCCATCTGCCCCGCCAGCCCGGAGAAGCTCACACATCCTTTGCTTTCTCTTCCGTCTGTGTGCTGGCGGGGTGGTCTTTGAAAAATAACCACCGGGGGTGCCTATGGAGAAACGACCGACCGGCAATCCCCGGTATGCAAACGGGGCCCTGCGTCGCAAGTACCGCGCCAGGCTGCGGGCGATGGGCGGAGAGTGCGGCATCTGCCACGGCAGGCTGGGGCCGATCCATTACGAGGAACCGTCCGATGCCGCGCATCCGCTGTCCTTTGTCATTGATGAGATTAAACCTGTGTCGAAGTGGCGGCAGTTCGGATATGCTTCGCCCCGCGCTGCGGCCGAAGATTGGGGCAACTTGCAGCCTGCACATTACTTTTGCAACGCGCAAAAAGGCAACAAAACTGGCGTTTTCGGGGCAGATTCGGGGCAAAAAATCACGAAATCGCCCAAAATCAGCGACGGAAACTGGTAGGTGGGGAGGGTCCCCCGGGGCTCCCAGCGGCGACCTCGCCCCGTCCAGCGCCGATTTACACACAGGGAGTTTTTGAATGAAGATGAAGAGTGCGACGGCCCGGAACGACCGGCTTTTGCAGTTGAAGGAACTCGCAAAAGTGCTGGCAGGCAGTATCGACAGCTGCAACGACCCCAAGGCGCTGCCGCCGCTGGCCAAACAGTACCGGGAGACCATCCGGGAAATTGAAGAAATCGAGGGAGCAAATAACCATGGCGACGAAGTCAGCGACATCCTTGGCGAGCGCGCCGCTGATGGGAAGCCAGGAGCCGTCCGAAAGGATCGCGCCTGAGTACCAGCGGTCGGACGGGCTGGACGCTGCTAAGCTGGTGCGGGTAGGCGGCATTGTGCTGGACCCCTGGCAGGGTGACGTACTGGACGATTGGATGGGGTTTACCCCGGCGGGCAAGTGGGCCGCGCCCACGGCGGGCGGCAGCGTACCGCGCCAGAACGGCAAAAGCCTGCTGATCCAGGCCCGGAGCGAGGCCGGGATGCTGATGTACAACGAGCAGGTCATCTACACCGCCCATCTGCAGAAAACCGCCACCGAGACTTTTGAGGAAATGCGGGACTTTTTCGAGGGGCCGAAACTGCGGCGCTATGTGGCCGAGATCAAGACGGCCATCGGGCGCGAGCAGATCATCCTGAAGTCCGGCGCGCGCATCAAGTTTCTGGCCCGCACCCGCAACGGCGGCCGCGGCCAACATGGTGACCTGCTGATCTTTGACGAGGCCCAGGAACTGGACGCGAACCAGCAGGCATCCTTTCTGCCGGCCATCTCGGCCAGCCTGAACCCACAGACGCTGTACCTGGGCACCCCGCCCGATGAGACCGCCGTGGGTACGGTGTTCCGGGGCATCCGCAGCAAGGCACTGGAAGGCGAGAGCCGCAAGACCGCCTGGTTTGAGTTTTCCGTGCCCGAAATCGGGGATGTGACCGACAAGCGCCGCTGGGCGGCAACCAACCCGGCGCTGGGGCGGCGCATCCAGCTGACCACCATTGAGGGCGAGGTGGAACAGATGGACCCCGACACTTTCGCCAGGGAACGTCTGGGCTGGTGGAGCCCGGTAACAGCTGAACAGCTGGACTACGCCCTGAACAAAGCCGCTTGGGAGCAGTGCGGCAGCGACGAGATGAAACCCGAGGGCAAGACCGCCTACGGGGTAAAGTTTGCCGCCGATGGTTCTGCC